GATGATGCAGCGCTATGACAACCGAACCTACAAGACCGATGAGGATGTCAAATTCATTGCAGAGCAGTTTACCAAGGACTACACAGTGAAAGTGGACGCTCACTCCAATAGTCCAATCTTTATGGAAGACTCTCGACAGCTTGCTTTCAACCTATTCAAGGCCGGAGCATTGACCAAAGAGCGGCTCATTGATATGGTGGAGCCACCCATGAAGCAAATCATCAAAGAAGACTTGAGAAAGATGGCGCAACAGCCACAAGCAGCGCCTCAGCAGGCTCCCCAACAACAACAGCAGGAGGGTCAGTGATGGCTAAACAGGCTGGCACAGGTACTGGAGTGGGCGATCAGCCCCGTGTGACGCAGAAATCCTTGCGTCAAGAAGAAAAGGGGAATACCCTTTCCTACAGACAACCAAGATTGGGTTCTCCACAGAACCAAAGAAGTTACAGGAATTACAGTAGGGGCTAGCGTGAAAGGAGTGTAGTATGTACGGCAAGAAAATGAAGCGTGGTCGTAAGACACGTCGGTAATCTGTAATCAAGAAAAGGGTATGGCTGCTTCCCCTTGGAAGTAAGTGGCCGCCGACTTTTAGGAGACTAAAAATGGCACGCAAAGCTCGCAAAGGCCGTAAAGGTCGCAAGTAATCGGTAGCCCTCGGGCTTCCAGTCAGGGGGTAGGTGAGTGTTTACTCACTTACCCCTTGACAAAACACCAAATTTTTTTAATCTTTGGCTGAAGTAAGCGCTTACTGGAAAAAGATGGACGGTCAGGAACAGGCAATAATGAAGTTGATGGAAACCGAAAGAGGCGGTGAGGCTACACCCACCACGCCTCCGTCTTCACTTGCCGAGGCTGAGACCCCACCCATTGGCTCTCCGATGTCCACGCCTGAACCCAAAGAGGGCGAGAAGGCGGCAGCGAGAATCAACATCCAGATGGCGATGGACTTGCTACAGCAGTCACTGCCAGCCCTAGGTTCCGACTCGGAAGAGGGTGCAGCGATTATGAAAGTGGTCAAAGAGTTGACCAAGGCTTTTGGAGAGCGGGAAGCCAAGAGCAAAGAGTTAGTACCCGCAGAAATTATGCAACTCATGCAAACCTTGCCGCAGGCAGGGGGAGCAACGCCAGAGCAGCGAGTGGCTGCTTCTGCTCCGGCACCTACTGCTCCGCAGCCAACACCACCCATGCAATAGGAGACTTTCATGGAACTGTTCAAACCCCGGGGCGCTAGCCATATTCGTGACCCCATCAGCAACAAAAAAGAGAATGGGCAGATTGAGAATCCTCCCCGGTTTTCTGAGATCGGCGGACTTGAGAACCCCAACAAGGCTACTGCTAAGAACACGATGATGAAACTTAGCAAGCCGGGCGACACCAAAAAAGTTATCTAACTTAAGGAAAGGGGCTAGCCATGAGCTTAGAGAACTATTCAACCGAGCAACTGCAAGAACTCGCACTGCTTACCAAGACGCTTGCTGAAGACAAGAATACTCGTAAAGAGTTTCTGCGTCTGACTAAGAAGATTCGTCCCGACCTTCCTATTCCTGAACTGGAAGTGGAAGAAACCTCCGCTCAGTACATGGCGGCAGCCGATGCCAAGATTGCGGCAATGGAAGCCAGACTTGCTGAGAAAGAGGCACGGGAGGAACTCAACAATCGTCGCAACAAGATCAAGAACACTGGCAAGGCAAAGTCTGATGAGGACGTTGCTGAGATTGAGAAAGTGATGCTTGAGAAGAAGATTGCTGACCATGAGACGGCGGCAGATTACTGGCAGTGGATGAAGCAAGCAGCAGCACCCACTCCCAGTGCTTTCCCGAAGCCTGTGATGCAGCAATTTGATACAACTGGTTTTATGAAGAACCCAATCGTGGCGGCAAGGGATGCTGCTCACCAAGCTCTAGCCGAGCTGCGTGGCAACCCCCGTCCTATTGGCCTGTAATACAAAATGGGGCTTTTAACTTTTAGTCGGAGAATGATATGGCTATAGGCGGCGGCATCATTCCAGTTTCGGGTAGTTCACAGTACAACGAGTTGACCTATGTCACTCGCCGTGCCTTCATCCCGAAAATGGTGGTGCAAATCTACAACTCGACACCACTAATGGCGGCGCTGATCGCAAATAGTCAGCAGGCTTCCGGCGGTGTGTCCTCGGTGACTGTCCCCGTTCAGGGCGCACAGTTTGTCAATGCTCAGTGGTCTGACTACTCTGGTTCGTTCGCTCAACCGAGCGTTCAGCAGGGTGCTTACAACGCTGAGTTCAACCTCAAGCTGATGATTACCCCCGTGCCGTTCCTCGGCATGGAAGGTGCAGTTCAGCAGGACTACGCTATTGTCCCCCTGATCGAGGCTCGTATGAACGATGCGACCAACGTCATGCTGGACGCAATGGCTTACAGCCTGTACAACAACAGCACCAACACTCAGCAGTTTACCGGACTTCCAGCAGCGATTTCCGCTACCGGAACATACGGAAACATTGACCGTACTAGTTACACTTGGTGGCAGTCCAAGGCTTATGCCGCTGGTTCCGTCAACCCCACCCGTCAGAACCTGCTCCAGTACATCTCTGGAACTGTGAAGAACAGTGCAGAAGTACCGAGCTTTGGCGTGTGCGGATTCGGTACTTGGACTCTGCTGGCTCAAGACTTTGTCGGTCAAGAGCAGTACGTCATCACCCCCGGTTCAGCATTTACCAGCGACCCCAACGGCGCACAAGCAGCTTTCCGTGCTCTGATGGTTGCCGGTGTGCCTATCTATCCTGATCCCTACTGCCCAGAGGGAACTCTCTACCTGATTAACAATAACTACCTGTCGCTCTACATCCACGAGCAGGGTTCGTTTGCGTTCACGGGCTTTGAGTCCACGCTCCCCAACTGGCAGATCGGTTATGTTGGCGCAGTGCTGATGATCGCAGAACTCGTATCCACGAAGCCCAAGTCGATGACTGTGGTCAGTGGTTACAACTACCTCAGCCTGTAAGGAGAGAAAAAAATGACATTGGCTCTTAACAAAATTGTTCTCTCTGGCGCCAACGCTAACTCGGCTGGTGCCTATTTTCAGGTAGCGCTTCTTAACGTTAATGCAAGCACAACGCTGTTGATCCCGGCAGGTACGTACCTCCTGCCCCCCACGGCTAACGTCAACGTGCAAATCCAGACTGCTTCTACTGGAAACACGTGGTCGCTCCTGCTTGCAAACAACACGGGCGGTATGCTTATCTCCGATGGTGTGAACGTGCGTCTGAACAACGCTGAGGCTAACGCCAAGTCCATCACCTCGCTGACGATCAACCCGTCTACTAACGCAACCGGTCAGTACAACACCTAAGGAGAACTGACATGGATGCAAACGCCGTAGCCACAAACTACCCTGACGAATTTGGTAATCGTCGACTCTCCCTGAAGCAGACTGTCAGTCTTGCTGCCACGGGCGATGTGACGACCCTTGTCGTTCAGGAGGCAACTAAGTTCATCGTGCGGCGCATCACCCTGTCTAACTTCTCTGGTACGGCAAACGCAAACGTAGGCGTCTTCACCGCTGCTAGCGGTGGAGGCACTGCGATTGTTTCGGATGCCGCCCTTGGCGCTAACGCAGTATCAGGTAAGTTTGTAGACCTGACTCTTGCTACCGCCGCCAATGCGAACGTTCAGACGGCTCGTGTGTTGTATGTAAACGTATCAACGGGCAACGTTGCACAAACGTGTGACATTGCTTTGTACGGCGACATTGTCGCCTTGTAAAGGCCACTTATCAGCCCCGGTGGGAATGGATGCCCGTTAGAGTGAGTAATCACTCTTTCGGGTTGAAGTTCTAAAATAATGGAGTCTCAATGGCAACGCTGTCAGGTTACATTACAGAAGTGCGGCGCTTGCTCCACGACGCCAATGGAAACTTTTGGTCTAACCAAGACCTAACCGCATACATCAATTCTGCCCGTGAGAGAACGGTGCGGGATACTGGTTGCCTGCGCTATATCCGTCAGGTTAACCTTCTACAGAACGTAGAAACATTTAATCTCAACGACCTTCCCAACGGATACTTGGGTAGTGTTACAGTTACGAGTGCCGGGTCAGGCTACACGACAGCACCTACGGTCACAGTATCGTCACCAAGCTCTGCACTCGGCGTCCCCGCTACTGCCGTTGCCGTTCTAAACACAACTGGTGGCGTTGCCTCGATTGCCGTTACCAACCCCGGCTCTGGCTACTCCGTTGCCCCCACAATCACGCTGACTGGCAATGCCACGGCTACGGCTACGCTCAAGACGACGCCTACCCGTAACCTCGACACGCTGAACGTCAACATCTACTGGGGTAACAGTCGGGTGCCTTTGATGTACCGTCCGTGGACTCAGTTCAACACAGAACTGCGTTACTGGCAGAACTACGTTGGCAGACCCATTGCTTTCTCCTACTACGGGCAAAATCAAATCTACGTGCAGCCTGTTCCTGACCAGACATACGTGGCTGAGTTGGATACGGTTGTCCTGCCAGACGAGTTGGTGGCTGACAACACCGTAGACGTCATCCAAGACCCCTACACGAGCGTGGTTAAGTTCTATGCTGCCTACCTAGCCAAGTACCAAGAGCAAGCCTATGGTGAGGCTGAAATCTTCAAGGCAGAGTACAAGTCACAGGTACAGTCGGTTCTGAACAGCACCTTCACCCGTCGTATGTATAGCCCGTATTCGTTTAGCGATAGGTAAAACATGGCGCAACCCGCTGAACAACAAAAGCGGTATCACGTCAGTAAAGATTTTAAGGGCGTCAATACCAAGGCAAACAGAACCGCAATCGGGCAGGATGAGTTCTCCTATCTTGAGAACGCTATGCCCGTGGGCTTTGCCAACCTAAAGGTTACGCCATCGGCTAACACCGTTGCCAACGTTGCCTTCTCCTCCAATGTTGTCAGCCTACACTCGGTAAGCCTGAGCATCGCTAATGTGGCATCAGACGTTGTGATTGCCATGCTCGACAACGGTGCCTGTCAGTATGTCAACCTGACGGCTGGCAACACCCTTGGCAACATCGCCAATGCGTCAACTTTCTCCAATAGTGGTGTGCAGGTCACACAATGGAAGAACGAGAGGGCGCTCTTCATAGACCCCGTAAAGGGCTACAAAACGTGGAATGGTGCGAACCTTGTTAGCGTAGGGAGCGTGCTTTCTGTAACCATCACTTCTGGCGGTTCGGGTTACACCTCTGCGCCCAACGTAGTCATCAGTGCGCCGGGAGAAACGGGTGGCGTACAAGCGACTGCGACTGCGACCCTCTCGGGCAATACTGTAAGTTCCGTAACGATAACGAACCCCGGTTCCGGCTACACCAGCGCTCCAAATGTCAGTTTCTCGACAGGTAACGCTACCGCCACCTCCACGCTTTTCTCTCAAGTCGGCTCCTCTATTGCTACGTTTTCGGGTCGGGTTTGGATCGCAGATAAGAGGACAGTCTACTACTCAGCCGCTGACTCTTACAATGACTTTGGCTCGGTGTCGGCTGGCAACATCACCATCACCGATTCTACGCTGCACAACGACATCACACAGTTAGTAAGCGCTAACAACTTCTTGTATGTCTTTGGCTCAGACAGCATCAACGTGTTCTCGGATGTTAGGGTCAGCAGCGTCAATGGCTCTACGCTTTTTTCCAACACCAACATCTCGGCATCGATTGGCTCAACGCTCAAGTTTGCCATCTTCCCGTATTTCCGTTCCATCCTGTTTATGAACCGCTACGGGATGTACGCCTTGGTGGGTTCTACGACCAGCAAGATCAGCGATGCCTTAGACGGCATCTTCCCGCTGATTGACTTCTCATACCCCGTTTCAGCTTGCCAAGTCCTTATCAACAACATCTTGTGCGCTGCGTTTAACTTCCGCACCACCTACTACACAGGGCAGAGCCGCTACGTACAGGCAATTTTCTTTGAGAAAAAGTGGTTCTTGACCAACCAAGGAGACAGCCTGCGCTACATGGTGTCTAGCCCCGTAGGTGGGCTTGTCAACGCCTATGGCACGACTGGTACAAACTTCAGAACTTTGTACACCGACAATACGACTGGCACGGCGGCTACTGTTCAGACCGCCTTGTTGCCAATGGGAGACCCAATCCGCACTAAACAGGCTCTCAAGTTTGGAATTGAGGCTACAACTAACTCAGGCACCATCCTTAACGTTACCGTAGATTCAGAGACAAATAGCTCCCCTACCTATGTTGTCGGCAACTATGTGACATGGTATAACAATCTGAATCAGACAATTAGCTGGATAAATAATAGTTCAGCAACTGTCGCTTGGACTGGTGGCACGGGATATACATTGTATAAATCAGATGCACAACAGTTTGGAAAGTATCTTGGGTTAACTATTACATCTAATTCAGCGCCGTTTACGATGAACACTATCGAGTTTGAACACGAACTAAGAGTCAGATTCTAAGGAAAGACCATGACCGTCCCTTACGCCTTTGCCAACGCTACCACGGCTATCCCCCTTAGCCAGCTTGATAGCAACTTCAATACCGCCATCACAATCGGTAATACCGCTGTTCAGTTGGGTAACACCATTACCACAATGAACAACTTGAACCTTGTGAATGTAACGGTCACAAGTGCGGCGACTGCTTTTCCTAACAGCCTGCTAGCTAACTCCAATGTGGTCATTGGTAACACAACCGCAACATTGGGTAGCACCGTATCAAGCATTGGCAACCTGACGTTAGCAAACGCTAACATTACTTCGGTTTCCCCTGCTTTCCCCAACTCATTCCTTGCCAACTCCAACGTCACAATCGGTAATGCTGCCGTAAACCTTGGCGGCACAATTAGCACCATTAACAACGCTACCTTGGTTAACGTAAACGTAGCCTCTGGTAACGTAAACGTAACATCTGTCTTAGATCAATACGGCAATGTGAGGGCGGTTGCTTCTGTTGGAAACCAGTCAAGTGCCTACACATTGCAAAAAGCAGACACCGGACGCTATGTGACTATTACAAGCGGCGGTTCCATCAACATTGTTAACAACGTGTTTGCCTCTGGTGATGTGGTATCAGTGTTCAACAATACCAACGCCAACGCCAACATTGTCTGTACGATTGATATTGCTTACATCTCTGGCACAGATACAGACAAAGCATCTGTCAACGTGGCTACCCGTGGTATAGCAACCATCCTCTTTGTCTCTGCTAACACTTGTGTAATTGCTGGCTCCGTATCTTAAATGGGCATCATCCAATTATTACTGTCTAGCGTATCTGGCGCTGCCGCAATAACCGCCGACTTCCTCGTAGTTGCAGGTGGTGGCGGTGGTGGTAATAGATCAGCCGGTGGTGGCGGTGCTGGTGGTTATAGGACAAGTGCTGGAACATCTGGTGGCGGTGCTTCAGCGGAAACATCATTAACTTTTGTCGTTGGTTCTCCATATACAGTTACAGTTGGTGCTGGTGGTAATGGTGCTGCTGCTAATGGACAAAATAACGCTGATGGTTCTTCTGGTTCAAACAGCGTTTTAGCAACAGTCACATCGACTGGTGGTGGTTATGGTGGTTGTCCATCAACCGGTGGGACCGGTGGTTCTGGTGGCGGTACAGGCCACGGAGGTGGTGCTGGTGGCACTGGAACTGCTAATCAAGGCTACAACGGAGGCGGTGGTGGTTCTGCATTTACCGGTGCTGGCGGTGGTGGCGGCGCTGGTGCTGTCGGCGCAAATTACAGTGGCAACAACGGCGGCAATGGTGGTGC